TGATGGAGATACTGGGCTCACGGGCCGGAAGATTATTGTTGACACTTATGGCGGATATTCCCCGCATGGTGGCGGAGCGTTTAGTGGCAAAGATCCTACGAAGGTAGACCGTTCAGCCGCCTATATGATGCGTTACATCGCTAAGAACATTGTAGCGTCAGGTAAGGCAGATTGGGCAACTTGTCAAATCAGTTACGCTATTGGCATGGCACAACCTATGAGTTTCTATGTAGAGACCGACCATCGTCCACAGTCACGTGAATTGACTAAATGGATCGAGGACAATGTAGATTTGACACCCATGGGCATCATTGACCGATTCCAATTGTTCCGTCCAATTTACAGCGGCACTACCAACTATGGTCACTTTGGTAAGCCCGACTTGCCATGGGAACGAGTAGATTTGTTTTAACTTGACAATAACCTACACGTGTGTTATACTACTATTCTAACTTAATGGACAATAGTATGATTAAACGTGTGGGTTTTGCTTGTAAATGGATCGACAGACCCGATCAGGTCGACGGCGTGTCCGCTAAGGACGATGCTAAACAGTACAACACAGGTACTACAACTGTCGCTTGGCTCGGTCGACAAAGCCGACAAGCAGCAGAAGAAAAACTCTGGGACTTAATGAAGTCTAACATTGAAGCAACTAAAAAACTTGTAACACGAGTAGGAGCCCTAGATGAAAATTTACGCATGGTCCGTCTTAGCAGTGACATCCTCCCTGTTTATACTCATGTGGATTGGAGCTATTTTTGGCAGCTACCAGATGTTCGTCAGTACCTCGAGCGGCATTTTGCGGATGTTGGCACACTTGCTCGTAACAGTGATGTGCGTCTTAGCATGCATCCTGGCCAGTTCACTGTACTTGCCTCTGATAATCCAAACATTGTCAACAATTCAATAGCAGAGTTCGAGTATCATGTTGACATGGCTAGATATATGGGCTACGGCCAAAAATTCCAAGACTTCAAAATCAATGTACATATCTCCGGACGGCAAGGCGGTGAAGGTATTCGTCGGGCGCTTCAACGACTGTCAACAGAAGCAAAAAATTGTATTACTATCGAGAACGAGGAAATAACTTATGGATTGGACGATTGTCTCCTTATTAGTGATGTGGTGCCTATCGTATTGGACATTCATCATCATTGGATTAAAACGGGCGAATACATCGACCGAATGGACCCTAGGATTGCTCGGGTGGTTGACAGTTGGCGCGGCGTTAGGCCTACTTGCCACTATTCTGTCAGTCGTGAAGATTGCCTCGTGGATCACGATACAACTGTAAAGCCCGAGCATACTACACTACTTACTGAAGGCTACAAGAAAACAAAACTTCGTGCTCACAGTGACTTTATGTGGAACTCAGCAGTCAACGAGTGGGCTAAAACTCACAACGACTGGGCAGATATCATGGTCGAAGCTAAAGGCAAGAACTTGGCTTCTATGGCGCTATACGAAAGTTGGAAGTGAGCGACGACTTAAACAGCGCTAACGGCGTACACAGTTACGACAGTACATCAAGCGGGTCACTCATTCACTTCTTTAACAGAAATGTAAGTGAGTACCCAACTGAACAGGGCATGAAGTTTGACTTAGTGCCTGTCACTGAACAAAAAGACTTGATGCTCAACGCCGCCAGGCTACATGCTCAGCAAGAATACGACCGAATCATGGAGATGGTCACAGTTCTTGAACGACAAGCACAACAAATCAAGCGTAGACTTGACATCACTGATTGGGTACACGCCGCCAAATTTGATTTCAAGCTGTATCCTGGTAATAAATACTGGCTCGTGACTGATACAAGACACAAAATCAACAGACTTGTTCGTCATGGACCAACAGAATGGAGCACTGGCGCTCCAGTCGAGTACGAATATATTTGCCAAGTACAGTGGCTTGGCGATTACACATGGATAGAGGTAACAGATGTTTGATAAAATAAAGAACTTGTTTAGCAAGAAACAAAAAGACCCAATCGCACCCAAAGCCGATAAGGTCAAACGTGAGAAGAAAGTCAAAGACGACGATGAAGTCAAGATGCGTAATCTGGCAAAAGAGGCGGCTACGGCAAAGGGAGAACCTTGGGTTGCCATCATTCAGGTTGACATTGACCCAGATAACATCAACACTGGTGCCTTCGAACTTGACTGGAACGTTCCATTCTTGAAGAAACTTATTCGTGCCGGCTATCATCAAAATGAGAACGATACGGACGAGATCATGGTGGACAGATGGTTCCAGACGGTCTGCCGCAACATCGCACTTGAGGTGTACGAACAGCAAATGGCCGACCCTACCAATAGAGGTGACGCTGATGTGCGCCCACCACTCAATCGTAGGCCACTTGGCGGCGGCCGTTCTGAAATCAGTTGATCCAAAACCGCTTGACAACTACTCAGTCAAGCACTATAATGGTAGCATATTTACACTAAACACACTATGCGCTATATTCTAATTGACACTGCCAATATGTTCTTCAAGTCTCGTTACATCGCTTCGCGCATGTCAACAGACGAGGAAAAAATTGGTATGGCACTTCACCTCACCTTCAACTCAATTCAAAGCGTAGTTCGTCGCTTCGCTGGCAGTGAAGAATGTCACGTGGTCTTCTGTACTGAGGGCCGTAGTTGGCGCAAAGAGTTTTACAAACCATACAAAGCAAATCGTGCTGTTAAGCGTCAGTCATTGACCGAAGAAGAAGTAGCACTCGACACTATGTTCTGGGAAACATATGAATCCATGATCGAGTACCTTCGCGAGAAGACCAATGTATCGGTACTACGATGCCCAACAGCAGAAGCAGATGACCTCATCGCCAGATTTATCCACCTTCACCCCGAAGATGAACATTACATCATCTCCTCGGACACGGACTTTGTCCAACTAATCGCTCCGAATGTCAAACAATTCAACGGCGTAAATGACCAGTTCATTACACTTGAAGGCTATTTCGATAGCCGTGATCGCCCAGTCAAAGACACTAAGACTAAAGAACCAAAATTAGTTGGTGACCCACAATGGTTGCTGTTCGAGAAGTGTATGCGCGGCGACACATCCGACAATGTGTTCTCGGCCTATCCTGGCGTCCGTACTAAGTCAACTAAGAAGTCAGTTGGCTTGATGGAAGCATATGCTGACAGAAATACTAAGGGCTTTACGTGGAACAATCTAATGTTGCAACGTTGGACCGATCACGAGGGTGTGGAACATCGTGTACTCGACGACTACACACGCAATGTAACTCTTGTTGATCTGACTGCTCAACCGCAGGAAGTTAAAGATGTGGTAGACGCTAGTATCCGTGAAGGACTACGCACTGAGCCTGTACAGAATGTAGGTTTTCATTTTATGAAATTTTGTAGCAAGTTTGACTTGGTCAAGATTAGCGAACAAGCAACATTCTACGCTAAGTGGTTAAACAACACATATCAAGGAGCACTCAAATGACAAAGATTATGATGAATAGTGCTGACCTAGCGGTACTCAATAATATCGTCAAAGAGAATGATATTACTAATAACTTTTGGGTACACTACACAAACAACAGCGGTATTGGTTACTCACTCGATTTAGAGTATTCGGCCGAGATTAATGGCCGTGAGGCAACCGTTCGCATTCCTATCTGTGGTTCGGAGAACTGGTAATGAGATTACTTAATGACGACTACGATCAGGTGTATGTGTGGGTAGATGACTACGATGAAGATGTTGAACTATCACCTCATTTTGACTATGAGGCAGATGCCATTCAATGGCGAGAAAGAATGAAGCGAGAACTAAATGGCTAAAGAGATACCAGAACATCAAGACATTCTAGGCAGTGTCCTAGCAGTGGGCGACATCGTTGCCTTCTCATCACATAACTCATTAGCTATGGGCGTTGTCGATAAACTTAATCAAAAGATGATTGGACTCAAGCGTGTCAATTCTAAATGGCGCCAGAACAAATACCCACAAGATTGCGTCAAGGTCGATGAAGGCCTGGGTTTGATTTACTTACTCAAAAACACACAATAAGGAACACTATGATTACGCTAAAACAATGGATGGAAATCATTGACTACAAGATTACAGAAGGTAGTAAGTTCACATGGGACTGCTATGGTCCCAATGCCTACACTCTTGATAGTTGGAACGGCGAACATGACGGCTACTCCCTAGCTATCATCTTTGATACAGACACCCAAGTAGTGTATGAAGTACAAGCACACGATTACTCTAACGACCGTGCGTATCGCATGATTAACCCTGATTACTTCAAGAAGTACAAGAAGGAATCCAAACACCGAGCCTGCCCACTTAACGAGGCATGGGAATTTGTTGACTACTGTGACTTAGAAGTAGATGATGACTTTATCGAGAAAGCAACTGCTATAGTAAATGGTCAAGAGTATGACACCGGTGTACTTGTGCCTATTGACTTCACCGATGAAGAACTGTTAAAATACATGAAGATGGCACACGAGCGTAATATGACATTCAATGACTTTGTTAATGAAGCGTTGGCTCGTATCGTCGAAAAACACAAGGAAGAATTAAATGACCAACAATTTAGTAGCTAAGCCGATTGTAAAAAATCAACTGTGGGTTATTACCGATGGAGTCAACAAGATCGGCAACATCGAAGCAAATAGCAGTCAAACAGGTTATAATGTAAAAATCGGCGATAATGTGAACTTCTTCTCAACGACAAAAAGTATCGAGAAGTCAGTTCATCTGGTATTTGAAAAGCCAGAGAAACCTAAGAAGACATTCGATCTATCATTTGCGCAATGGCCAACTACGGGTAAAACATTCAATAACTTCTTTGATGTCAAGCGTAAAATTCATGTGTACACCAAGACAGACGCCAGTAAGTGCTATCACTGCGCTGGTTACTTTAACATAAAAGTCAACGGTCAGTGGAAGACTGAATTTTGTCCAAAATACATCTTTATTCAACGATATGAATACAGTGGTCCGTTTAACACACAGAATGAAGCATCTAATGTGCTAAATACCTTATGATGTATATTAAAAAGTTCATTGATAGAGTGGCGATGTTGGACAGTAATCCTGGCAAAGATTTAGTTATGCCTTCCAGAGAAGCTAAGATGCTTCGAGATGAGATTGCTAAATTATTGAGTGATAAGGTCGCCAATATCATTGATAGACCTAGTGAAGTTATTGGAGAAAATGTTGTTATCTCTGGAGGCAAATTCAAGTGAGTAGAACTCCTAGTAAAGTTCTCTTAGAGTTAGTTGATAAGAAGACATATAGAGTCGATCAGATCGTCGAAGCAAGTGGCATCTGGGCAGTATTCTACGAAGATCAACCAATCAATTTAAAAAATCAACATTATTTAGACAGTAATGTTGTTCCTAAGTATAAGAAGACATCGTTCTCGAATCCAGGTCATGCTAGAAATCTATGCCGTAAGTTGAATAAACAATTCAATACCGATAAATTCTCTGTGGTGTTCTTGTCACAAGGTACTAAAGTCTATCCAGACTAATGGCTAATTTTGTCGTTGACCGCCAGAGAATAACTGGGGCAGTATTAAAGATCATCAAAGAGAACCATACTGAGTCCGACTTTGAAACTGCGCTGTATCGATGGTGGAAGAATCCACGTACCACTGGCGGTCTAAGATTAACAGACGATGGTATGAAGTTTTTTGAACTTGCTGATATAGAGTACCATGAATTCGATGCTGGCGATGCGTTCTACGAGGGCTATATGAAGTTCGAATTGATGCTAGATCGCAAGATGCCCTGTCCGTATTACCTAATTTATAAGAATAAGCGTAAATACATTAGAGTATATGATGATAGAATATCAACGATGATGTCCTTGTACGGCGATGTCAACGATTGTATCAACAATATGGAAGATAGAAAGTAAATCATGTCAACTGAATACAAGGCTAAAGCGTTGTATATATGTAGGTAAAAATTATGAAGAAATTGTTATTGACTTTACTATTGATGACTGCTACCGTAGCAAATGCTCAATATCCACATCACAATCACCGTTCTGGTGGTTACGGTTGGGTAGCACCTACGATAATTGGTGGCGTAATTGGCTATGAAATCGCCAGACGCAATCAGCCAGTAATAGTTCAGCAACCAATCGTTGTTCAACAAACTATACCTCAAGCACCAATCGGCTATCACTATGAGAATATCTTAGATGCTAATTGTAATT